CATGTTAGTGATCTTCTCACCAATAGACAACACCGCGGTATCATGCTGTTCCACATCTATAATTTCGTCTCCCATTACCATAGAATTTGATTGTACCTCTAAGATAGCTGGTGTTTGTCTCTTGATAAGATTTCTGCCAGCAAACTCTACGTCTTCACACATAGCATGTTCTACGATTAAAGTGACTGACGAACTGACAGTAGCAGGAGCTACTAGGGGGTCTATAACTCTAACTTCCAAACGACCATAATGGGTAACTCCATTACGGAAGGTACCTAAGTAAGGGTTATGAGAGATAAATGGGAATTCAAGAGTGAACTCAGATATATCTCTTATATCAACTATCTGTCTGTGTAAGAAAGGAGAAACAGTATCAAGCATCGCTGCCGATACATAATCACGGGCTTCTGGATTAAAGTCAAACGACAAACGCCCAGAGTGGAAATCAGTCTTAACAACTTTGAACTTCAATCTCACTGAGCCTCTGTACATTTCAAACCTTGAACCTACCCATTGTGCTGGAGTCAAATCAGTCAAAATAGTAGCTCCCTGAACATGAGTCAAAGGACCACCACCAGGATATAAACCCACTAAAATAGTATTCAGTAAAGTTTCTTCTCCATCCGTGTCTGACCAATTAAATTGGCGCTGATAAGCAAAGCGAGATGCTATGTGAGATATATGTAGTTCATCAGCGTTGTCCATTGATTCTCCTGGAAGAGCTTGCACTGAATTTTTGACTGAATGAGACAAGGGAAATGTTTTATCAACTTTGTCTACATTAGTGGCATAAGAAAACATGGTTGTTTCTACTCTATATTGCTTATCCAAGTTAGCGGGTGACGACCAACCAAAAACATTTGCAGTCTTAGCGATTAAATCTGAAGCCCATTCTACTGGTTTAACATAAGACGAAATGATTGGTACATTGGACAATATACCCGCCGCTTTCTTAATCTTAATTGCAGTAGATTCGATAGGTCCCGCGCTTTTAGATTTAGCCTCCTTTTGTGAATTACTTTGTCGCTCCAATGGTAGAGCTTGTCCCACTAATTCAACATCCTCAAAGTGACCCCACAAAGTAAATTTAGCGGTTGTAGATCCCGATCCTGTTTTTAAGGACACATATGGGAATATCTGAAATATTCCCCACTTGGATGAGGTTACTGCTGTATTATACTGTAATGGGTACAAGTCGTGAGATGAATTGAATGGAATACGTAATTCAACAGAGGTTTGTTTATTTATGTCGATTTCTACATGTGGACATTGCGTTCTCGACGTTAAAGTAGCTGCATGTGAATTGAACCATTCAAATGCTTTAGTGTCATTCACGGTACCTCCACAAGGCACATATACCAACATATATCTGCCTTGTTGGAAACGCTGCGCGTTAACCTGTAAAGTTAATACCATAGTGGCTCTAAAACCATAGTAGCCCTGGAGTTTAGGCCAGCAAATTTCATTGTTAATAAGATCATAAGGAGCCCTGTACTGAGTAGGAAACGAAGTTACACTATCTCCTATAGTAAATTGACCCGTAGTGATTTCTACGGGCTTTGCCAAAAATCGAGTAACAGTGTGATCCGTTACTGCTGAACTTCGTGAGAAGTAAACATTGTTAATTTGTTCTTCATTTTCTGGGCTCTCAGTTGCCGTAGGCATATCATTAAGAAAGCCTGTGGTGGAAACATTTTTCGTTTCAGTATTCATATTCTCTAATTCGTTAACTTCTGTCATATTATTCATTGAATTTAAAAGTGGTAGTACTCTACCAACGAGACGTTTTATTCAAGTGGACCCCTACCACCGGTCTTCTGTGTCTAGGATTGTCCTAATCCATGATTGTTGAGATCTACAAGACTATCTGTTATATCCAGGGTCGCATAATTACTCCATGTAATACGAAGCCACTACGGTGTGACCAGCCTAAGCTGAAATATAGGTAGTAATAGTTACTACTCGAGGTTTCACTCACTTTCCTATATTTCTCTGTAAAATTACATTTATATAAAATTGCTCGCCTTTGGTTTTAAATATTTTAAAATGTTTTTGTGTTTTTATTATTATATAAAGGGTATATATACGGGTATACTATAGTTCCTTAGAGAACATACTGGGAAAAGAAAGGCGTGTTACGTACTTCTTTATCCCATTCTCTCCAAGGTCTTAGTTTACCAGCAGGATATACGTTGAAGTCAGGAAACTTTGCTAAGATTTGTCTCAACCTAGTAGTTTCCTGTGTAAAGATAAATTCTCCATGTTGAGATGCCTCTCGATAAAAGAATGTAATATTGTCAATTAAGATTTGATGATAGAGATAACCCTT